CATTCAGATCAAGAAACATCACAAGTAACGGGTATCATTTATCTCACCCCAAATTCTAATTTAAATGGGGGCACATCAATTTATCGTCAGAAAGCAAATGTGCTTCAACATGCTCATCGAAACACTCAATATAAAGAAGATAGTTATCTAAACAAGATGAGTATTGAAAACGCAAAGCAATATAAAAAAGAACATAATTCGCAGTTTGAAGAAACGATACGTATTTCGAACATATATAATCGCTTAATTGCTTTTGACTCACATCTACATCACGCAGCACAAGACTTCTTTGGCGAAGGTCAAGATTCAAGACTTACGCTTGTTTTCTTTGTAAATAAATTATTTGTAAATAATTCTCCTGTTGGTCGAGTTCGTAGAGTTACATCATGAAAAAAATAATTAATAGAAAGGAAATTTTATGAGTTCCCGTGAATATTTTAATAGTAAAGGTGTCTTACACTTCAGAGGACTCGTCAGTCCTGATGTATCTAAGTTTCTAACCCACCTACTCTCAGTTAAAGGTGCATTTGGAGTAGGTGGTGATCCACAGATACCAAATTCAAAAGCAGCGGGTCATGGTGAATTTGCCTGCGAAACAATCCTAGAACAAGTATGGCCAAGACTTGAAGATGCTCTTGAAGAAGAACTCATTCCTACCTATTCTTATGCTAGATTATATGGCAATGGTGATGAACTGAAGATACATTCTGATAGACCTTCATGTGAGATATCTGTTACAATACAACTAGGTCGTTCTCATCACTATTCGTGGCCCATATATATGGCAGGACATCGTTTTGATTTAGCTGAAGGTGATGGTGTTGTGTATAAAGGATGTGATTTGTTGCACTGGAGAAAACCATGTGATGGTCCCGAAGATTATTATTCTGGACAAGTATTCTGTCATTTTGTTCGTGCGAGTGGACCTTTTGCAGAATTCGCTGGTGATAAAAGATGGGAAAGACAACATCCATTTGTTAGAAACCGTATGATTGACATGTATAGAAAGTGAGATAAAAGTGAAACGTGATGTAATTCTACATGGGTTGGTATACCCAATTGCACCTTTTAGTGCACCAGGTAAAGATGACTTGTGCTGGTGGGAAGGTTTTCTTTCTGATGATGACATTAATTATGTTTTATCACGACCAGAATGGCACGATCAGACAGCAGCACAAGTAGGATATGGTTCTAATGGAGAAGTAAATCCAAAATTCCGTCGAACAAACATTGCATGGATGGGTGTTGATAGTAAGAATGACCATATTTGGCAAAAGATAACCAATGCGGTTTGGTCTGCCAATAGACAATTCTTTCAGTTTGATTTGACTGGTTGTTATGAACTAGCACAACTTGGTTCTTACACACAGCATGATCAAGGTCACTATGATTGGCACACCGATACCTCTCTTGCTGGTGGTAACTCACCATATCGTAAGTTGTCCATGTCATTGTTACTAAGCGACCCATCTGAATTTGAAGGTGGTGAATTACATGTTAAAACAGGTAATGATGAAGTGAGAAACTTAGAACAGAAAAAAGGCCGTGCATGGTTCTTCCCATCATGGACATTACATCGTGTTACACCAGTCACTAAAGGTATTCGTCGTTCATTGGTACTTTGGGTTGGTGGTCCTGGATTTAAATAATGTTTAACTATTGCCCACCTAAAGAAATACAAGACCTTCAATCAGAAACTTTTCCTGACGGTAAAAGATATTACAAGTTGCCAGATGGTACTAAGCTACCATCTGTAACTACTGTTGTTGGTGCCAAGAAAAAGAAAGCCATTATGGAATGGAGAGCAAGAGTTGGTGAAGAAGAAGCCAATCGTATCTCCAAACAAGCAACCTCACGTGGCACTAATGTACACACTATCTGCGAGGCTTATCTTAACAACAAACAGGATTATATGAAAGGTGTCATGCCTGATGCTGTTGAGTATTTCCTCTCAATCAAGCCTTATCTGAACTATATAAACAACATACACTATCAAGAGCAAGCACTTTGGTCTACAACGATAGGTATGGCTGGCAGAGTAGACTGTATAGCAGAATATGAAGGTGAACTATCTATCATTGACTTTAAGACTGCCAGTAGAGCAAAGAAACGTGATGATATTCTTGAATACTTTTGGCAAACTACTGCATACTCTTTGATGTATGAAGAACTAATTGGCACCCCAATTAACAATCTTATTATTATTATGGCAGTCAAAGACTCACCACCAATTATCTTCAAAGAGAAAACCGAAGATCATCTAAACGGTTTAGCAGAAGCTATTAAGTATTATCACCAGAATAAATATTGACTTTCCAATAGAATAATGTTACAATGCAATATATTTTAGGCTTCCACGTAGGTCTAATAGTTGGTTGTTTAATATGTTTTTGCATTTGGATGTTAATAGATGAATAGGAGACCACTATGGGACTAGTAATGTTTTTTCTGCTTACTTTTGGTAATGCAGTAAATATCTATTTTGTTGAAAAGGCTATCAATGAGCGAAATACATAATGAGAGAAGAAAAAAAAGATTAATTGACACATACGAACGAATATTTGATAATGTTCTAAGAGTTGGTTGGTTGATTTTTATAATTGTTATTTCTATAAACAATTGGCCATTTAAATAGGAACTAAAATGTTCTACGCATTGTTCTTAACATTCGTCATCTCAGGTGAAGTACATGAAGTTCAAATGAAAACGTATGAACGATTTGAAGAATGTTGGGAAGCAGCAACATTATTAGTAGGAAGTAGAAATAATGTCACTGCAAGATGTGTTTTAGTTGAAAAATCTAAATAAAATACACACTATTCATCTAGAAGTGGCAAAGGCGACGGATAAACTAAGATACCGCTGGTCGGTAACGTAGGTGGGAATCCTACATAGTGTGTACCTTATTGTTGTATGAAGTAGAATGAAAGGTGTTCTGGACGGCGGTTCGATTCCGCCCAGCTCCACCAAAAGCACATTAACCACTACAGTAGGGATCCTGGTGGGGCTGCTACACCCTAATGTGCTTCTGATGGGGCTGACCTGGTTTCGACAGGGCAATGAGTAAGGATATGGACAACACGGTAGGCGATGACCGTAAATCAAGCAAATCCATAAATGCAAACGATGAAAAGTTCGCACTGGCAGCTTAAACACTGACCGGAGTTTTGCTAGTTGAACTTGGCAACAGAATCAACTAGCTTATAATCATGATTTTCACTACTTGACAAATCCCATCAAGTCGATATATAATTTCAGTTGTAGCATGTTGCTACGACTTTTAATTTTAGGAGACTACTATGACCTGGATGACACCACAAGCAAACGATATGCGTTTTGGTTTTGAAATCACAATGTATATTGCGAATCGTTAATTAGGAGACACTATGAGCGTCAAAGGAACTAAAACTGAATTGAATTTGAAAGAAGCATTTGCAGGTGAATCACAAGCAAATCGCCGTTATCTATATTTTGCAAACATGGCTGACATTGAAGGTTCACCAGAAGTTGCTGCGGTATTTCGTCACACAGCAGAAGGTGAAACTGGACATGCACACGGTCATATGGAATATTTGTTGAATGGTTCCGCTGGCGATCCTGCAACAGGTATGCAAGTAAGTAATGTTGCAGAGGCACTTGAATCTGCCATTGAAGGTGAGACTCACGAATACACCGATATGTATCCAGGTATGGCTAAGACAGCCCGTGAAGAAGGCTTTGATGAAATTGCAGATTGGTTTGAAACATTAGCGAAAGCAGAACGTTCTCATGCAGGTAAGTTCAAGAAAACTCTTGATGCTTACAAAGCAGGACAACTATAAATAATAATACTGGTTGCAGTATTACAGGTCTTGTGAGTGCCTGATCCAAACTCACTACTACACTTACACACAACACAAGGAGAAGTATATGAGTAATCTCACACCTTTTGAAATTCGTCTTGAACTTTTAAAAATGGCGCAAGGACTTTTGTTAGAAGAATATCACTCTAACAAAGATCGCCTAACCAATGAATGGCACGTAAAGGTAGAGTCTGCTAAACTAAACGGACAACCAATACCTGAACATCCTGCCTACCCAACCTATCCCACAGAAAACGATATCATCACCAAAGCACAGTCTTTGAATGGTTTCGTTTCAAACATCACACCAGAAAAGACTACTAGCAAAAAGTCTACCTGATCGGGACAAGAGAGGCTTTGGCCTCTCCCTAACTACTAAGGAGAAACAATGCTTAGAGATAAATTCACTAACATTTTCAGTGGTATTAGTTTTTTAATTGTAGCAGCCTTGTTATCTGTATCTGTATTTGCATATACAATACCACCACAAGTTGCAGATGAAATTGAACAAGAAACTAAACAAGTCATGGCAAAAGATGTTGAATGTCTTGCCAAAAATATCTATTATGAAGCAGCAAGTGAATCATTTGAAGGAAAACTTGCTGTGGCACAAGTTACTATCAATAGAACAAAATCAGGTAACTATCCAAACACCATTTGTGGTGTAGTTTATCAGAGAACCTTATACAGAGGAATGACTGTATGTCAATTTAGTTGGACATGTGAAAAAGTTATTCGTCCAAGAAGCCAATACCTATGGGAAGAAGCACAATACATTGCCAAAAAAGCATTGACAGAACCTATTGCTCATGCTAAAATTGCAGCACATAATGTAATGTTTTATCATGCAACATATATCAATCCTGGCTGGAACAAAAAAGGTGTTGTCATGAGAATTGGTAATCATATTTTTTATACACGGACATAATGCCTACAAGAGAAGAAATGAAATCATTCAGCCTGATGATTGAAGCAATGGCTGGTGAGAAGAAGTGTGATTTGTTGGATGCAATACTCTATCATTGTGAACAAACAGGTTTAGAGTTAGAGGTTGCATCCTCTCTTATATCATCAGCACTTAAATCAAAAATCAGAGAACAAGCCGAGAAGAACAATCAACTAAAGAAAACTAGTAGATTACCTTTATGAGTGAAAACAGCGGCCTAGCCGTTTATATGATGTACAATGCTTTGAGGTTGCATTTTACCACAGATAGTTATGACTACTTCAAGTATAACGGCAAGACTAATACTACCAAAGAATCTTTCCTCACACACAAAAACAAATACGCTTTTTATCGTCTATCAAGAAAACACACACTAGAAGATGCTAGAGATTTTTTTGTGGCTAACTTTCTTGAAAGTGATACGAAGTGGGTTGGTGAATTGTTAACAGAGGAAGCAGAAGAAGTATATACAGACTGGAAGAAAAGAAATCAATCACTATTCTACCAGTTTGAATCTGACACACAATATTTACTTGACAATTACGATGCACATGATATAATTAAACCCGTAGACGGCTCTTTTCCTGTTCTACTGATGCAGATAATGCGAAAGAAGGTTACATTAGAAACACTAGTCATAATGAATAACTTGATGAACTTTTTACCAATGTGGGAGAAGAAAATTGATGATGATATTGTGTGGCCAATGTGGCAAAGAAAAATAAAGAAGTATGCACCATTTGTTGTTTATGATAAAATGAAGTATAAGAATAAATTGAAGGAACTATATGAAAACTCACAACATGCCTAATATCCAACCTTCTGGTTGAGTTTCTGATAATATTTGTTTTGTTCCATTATTATACCACTTTCTTCCTTTTGTTGTTGGTTTTTGATTGAGTCTTCCAAAAACCCAACCTTCACCAGGATGAATGGTTGAAAATGTATTTTTTGTTCCGTTATTATACCATCTACTTTCTTTATTTTTAATTTTTTGTCTTTCCGATAGATTTTTTTTATTTTTGATAGATTGAGTTTTACCAAAAGTTCCTTCACCACCTTTAGTTCTATTGTATCCACATTTATATGAGTTGTATTCTTGTATGAAATATGGTTCCATAATTTTTAATGTGTGGTTTCTATCTTTCGATTGATATAAAATTTCCCATTCAAAATTATTCCATCCGTATTTTCTAATGGCTTGGTGGAAACTTGAATGTTTTGATTTATTTGAAGATGATATGTAGTTATGTGAGGTTTTTCTTTTAGGCCAATTGGAATCAAACCCAATGTAAACTTTGCCGTTTATTTTATTGACACATTTGTAGATTGAATATATAATCATAGCTGACATTCCTTTTCAATGTTAGAGTATGTGCGGTCTGACCACCGGCGACATACACCTATTTATACAATGGAGAATTTGATGAAAACGTTATTTTTGGATATGGACGGTGTACTAGCTAACTTTGAGAAACGTTTTGAAGAACTATTCAACAAGACACCAGGTGAATCTAGACATAACAAAGAGTTTACTACAGATTGGTCAACATTTATTGAAGGCAGTAACTTTGCTACACTTGAGTGGTGGCCAGGTGGACAAGAACTATTAGAATTTGTTGACAATATTCCAAACATCAATATAGAGATTCTCAGTTCTAGTGGTGGTGCAAAGTACCACAAAGAAGTCACAGAACAAAAACAAAAATGGTTGCAAGACCATGGTATCAAATATAAGCAGAATATCGTACCTGGTAGTGGATTAAAATCCAAATACGCTATAGGTTCAGATACCATTCTTGTAGATGATACCGACTATGTAATTGATGCTTTCATTAAAAAAGGTGGCATTGGTATTCTACATAGAGATTTAGGCAATACTAAGCAATTAATTATTGACGCTCTTGCAGTATGATAAATACTATGATATCATGTGATGTATGTGGACAAGTCGTTTAATATATCGTTTATACTACGTTTAATACAAGGAGATAATAATGGATTTTTCCAAATTGAAAAAGAGTTCGTCTAACCTAGACAAACTATCCAAAGCACTAGAATCAATCAATACAAACACCGAAGCAAGTTCCGATGATGATCGTTATTGGAAACCAGAGATCGATAAATCTGGTAACGGTTATGCAGTCATTCGTTTTCTTCCCGAACCACCACAAGATGAAGATGGACTCCCATGGGTCAAAATGTTCCGTCATGGCTTTCAAGGTCCAGGTGGTTGGCTGATTGATGACTGTCGTACTACCTTGAATGAAAAGTGTCCTGTATGTGAATACAATACACAACTTTGGAACTCAGGCATTGAAGCAAATAAAAAAATTGCCCGTGACCAGAAACGTAAACTCACTTATGTTTCCAACATCTATGTTGTTGAGGATCCAAAACATCCAGAGAACAACGGTAAAGTATTCTTGTTCAAATATGGCAAGAGCATCTTTGATAAAATCAACGGTGCAATGAACCCAGAGTTTGAAGATGAGAAGCCATTGAATCCATTTGACTTGTGGAAAGGTGCTAACTTCAAAGTCAAGATTCGTAAGGTTGATGGTTATCAAAACTATGATAAGTGTGAGTTTGAAGCACCTGCTGCACTACTTGATGATGACGATGAACTTGAAAAAGTGTGGAAGCGTGAATACTCTTTGAAAGAACTTATTGATTCAAGTAAGTTTAAGTCTTATGATGCTATCAAAGCAAGACTAGATAAAGTTCTAGGTAATGCTGGTGCTGCACCAACAACTACTGTAGAGGATGCATCTTTTGATGAAAAGCCTAAAGCAAAAGTTGTTCCTAAAACTTCACCAGACTTGGATGAAGATGATGACATGAGTTATTTCTCTAAGTTGGCAGCAGAAGATTAAACAGACTAGACGGTCTTGTTTAGCCCCGCCTAGTGCGGGGTTTTTGTTTTAACTCATACGAACATTATGTTGACCATACAGTGCTGCCATAATCGTAACATTATTATCTCTTACGCTTGCTGGTGGAACTGAAGATCCGCCACCACCTCCACCACCGCTTGCAATTTGAGTTTGATTTATGAAATTGTTTGTCATTCCTTGACCCATTGAGGCTAGGTCTCTAGACATTCTTTCAGCATCAATTAGAGATGATATTTTTCTGTCATTGTTTGAATCAACTGGTGTAATACTGCTAACTGGAAATCCATATTGTTTTGCTTTTTTAAGATCAAGGCCTTTTTTCTGTATGAATTTTTTAGCCGCTTCTTTTTCGTAAGATTCATATTTTGCTGCTTCTGCTGCCGACCTATTGAGTTTAGGCGCATTTGGATCTGAATTCAATTCTTTCTCAAATTCTCTTAACGCACCTTTATACGTTTTCGATTCATCCATTGCAGCAGTAGGTTCCTCTACAAACTCACCTTTGTCGTTGAGGATCATTCTACCACCATTTGGTCCTCTTTTATATGTGTAACCAGGTACTGCTTCTGCATTCTTATTTGTTGCTTGTGTTTGCGTAGCTGTAGAATCACTGGATGTGGTTGCTGAATCTTTTGATCTTATAACATTATCACCTTTTTTTGCACCAGACAATTCTGGAATTAAAGTTTTTGGATCTATGAATTTTCCTTTTTCATCATAGGCAGCAAAATGTAAATGTGGTCCTTCAGAATTTCCTGCGCCAGGTGCCCCTTTTTTTCCTCCAGAGCGACCAATTTCTTGTCCTTTTGTTACTCTTTGTTCAACCTTCACATTAGACTTGCTTAAATGTGAATAAGAAGTATATTTCCCATCGTCATGTTTTATCTTTATGGTTTCACCAGCGCCGCCGGATCCTTCTCCAACAAAAATAACTTCTCCTGAATTTGCTGCAAGAATCGGTGTATCAACTGGCATTTTTAGATCAACACCTTGATGACTTTCTATTTTTCCCCCTCGGGTTCTTGTTCCATAACCACTACCAAATTCTGTGTTTTCTACCGGTAAAGAATAACCTGTAGATGAACTAACTAAAATAGGTTGTTTGATTCTTTTATCAATTGCTTCTATTTTTGCCTTATTATCTTCATCGAATTTTTTTGCGGCAGCAGAATCTTTTGGTCTAGATTCCATCAATACACGTTTTTCTTCTTGTGCATCCAATACGTCTAAAGCACGTTTTGATTCTGGTGTGTTTGCCTCTTTCAATCTTTTTCTTTTTTCATATAATAATTTTTTTGGGGTATTCATTGTTTTGAGTGCTGCTTGTACACCTTCCTCATCTCTAGGATCCGTTACAGATTGTCTTACAGTTCTCTCATTTGCTTCTCTTATTTCTCTATCTAATCCTGCAAGATCACCTCTCTGTGCAGCAGATTGTGCGGAGCGTTCACTGCTTTGAATATCTTCCCGAGCAGCTTCACCTGCTGCTATTATTAATGCTCCGGTAGCTGCGGCGGCAATTGCTTTTGGATCTAACACGACACTTAGAAGTTTTTCTTTTAATTGATCTTTAATGTCACCAATTTTAAGTGATTTTTTTCTTTTTTTGCCTTTACCTTTAGATGAAGAAGATTCTTCATCCTCATCTTCTTCTGTTATAGGCGCAGTTTTCTTTTCTATTTTTTTCAATATAGAAATTAATTCTTTGTGTCTTTTATCTTCAGCAGACAACATTTCTTTCTGTCTCTTTGATTCCTTAGAAACAGTTTCTTGTTGTGTTTCTTCTTGAAATAGTTTATTTTCTTGACGAACCTTTTTGTTTTCCTTTAACAGTTCTTCATTAACTTTTACTGATTTTTCTATGGCTTTTTTAATATTATCACTGGTCTTTTTGATTACATCAGTAAAATCTTTAGCTAAGTTTTTGATAGCCGAAGTTTGTTGTTTTTGATAGACCTTATTTGTTTCTTGTTCTTTTTTTACAATAGCATAAACTTTAGCAAGAATCATTGCAACAGAATCGTTTGCTCTAACTTTATCCTGAACAGATGGTGTTCTTTTTAGTTTTTGGCTGGCATTTTGAGCCTTCAGTGTTTTATTGAGTTCATCTAATTGTCCTGAACTCTGTGATCGAACACCAGCTCTTTGGCGTTTCATTACGTTCGCTGCTGCTTCGACAGGATCGGCTGCTATTTGTTGTGCCATTTTTATGATCTCGCTTTGTTTTTATCTCTAATTCTTTCGTTTTCTTCTCTAATATAACTAATCAACATTCCCACATATACATCTCTTTCCCACGGAATCATGTTCTCAATTTCCGTTAGGCTATACTTATGGTGCTGCATCAAACTAAAATTCATTGTGAAATAGTTTTCCAAAGTATCATGACTAAAAATCATTCGAAAAAACTTTCAATTCCATCAAATTCAATTTTATGATGAAAACCACACTTACTACAATCTACTTCTTTTGTCTTGTCTAGCTTTGGAATATTACTAAAATAACCTTGAACTTTTTCAAATTGTTCAGAGTTTAAGTTTTCTAAAAATTCTACAACTTCTTTTCTATCAACTTCTTTGGTATAAAATATTTGTTCGCCATCATAAATGTATTCAATACAATCAACAAACAAGTCAAAAATAAAGTCGGTACCAAATTCATTATCATATGTAACTGCTTTTCCAATCAAAGAATACTTTGGTAAAGTCATCTTCACTCCAATTTTGTCTGTAATTGGAATGATATCTTTATATGTTTCTAATCCTTCGACTTTTATTTCATTTAAATTAATATCAACAGTCATTAGGTTATCACACACTTCACCTTCGACTAAATTTTTACATCTAAATTTATTCTCTACTATTTCTCCAACAGAAACAGCACGAACGTTCATGAAAAAATATTCAACATCAAGCAAACTTAGATTTTCTACATCAATATTATCTAAACAACAATTCTGTAATATTTGTCTCATTCCTCTTTCAATCACTTCAGCATTTTCTGATTCTGCTGACATCAAAAGAATTTTCTGTTCTTTTACAAGAAACGGACGATATCTAATTGTTTTATTTGATATTGGTAATTTCAAGTCATATGTCACCACATCAACTTTTGGTAAAGGCATTATAATCTCCTACTTAAACATTTTAAATTAAACAAATTTTATTCCCATCTACTATAAGCAAAAACTACTGGCAAAATATGAATTGACTCTGACGCCCAGTTTAACTCCAACTCACCTACGGCTATAGGATATGCTTCCAATAATTTAACAGTATGTGTGTTTACATTTTCCATGTCATACTGCTTTATTGTTATGGTAGTTTCGTATTGATTTTTAAATCTCATATTATAAGTAGATTTTGGATGTACATAATTCAACCAGTTATCAAAAAGTTTCTTTTCTCCCATATTTTCAGAAACAAAAAAATTAAGGGTTATATCATCATATGATGTTGCATATGGATATTTTTCAGCGTAACCATAAATTTTTTGTTCAGTTGTCATGATAGTTCTACTTGGTAACTGAGCAGTTTCACATCTAAATTGTAATTCATTTTTTCTTTGCACATCGACTTCATCGAATAAATTGGGCGATGCAAATGTAACCTCGAATCTTGCTTGTCTAGCAAATCCTTTTTTCTGAAATTCACCAAGAATTTCTGATATACTTTTTGGCATCCTACTTCTTCCTTATCTTTTGGATGGATTCTTTAAACACTTTATTTTTACTGATAGCTTTATTACCAGACCTAAACTTTTCCACTGGCAAAAATAGTGCTGTTTCCCACTCATTTGGCTCAACTTTGAGCAGTCTTGACCCCATTTGACCGTACAGATAACGCTTCAGACAGGGCTCAAACGCTTTATATCTCCTAGATGTGTCGAGAATACTATAGGATATTTTAACCCTCTCAGGATGATCATTATCATCCAATACTGCCAAATTCATCAATCTATCCAAAAATGCGGCACGATAGAGTATTGGCAAATAATGCAAATTCAAGCCAAGAAAACCATCATTATATCTTCTAAGTATCAATACCAAAGGAAAAATATCATAGTATGGTAAAACATCTGCAAACTTTGGGTCATAATTAAAAAAGTATAATTTGCCTAAGACTGGAAAAGTGGTTCTTCTTTGTCTTTCTCTAGCAATGGCCATAATCTCATTAGTAGGATTTCTGACATCTCTGACCTTTTGCTGAAACCAGTTGATACTATCTCTCGAAAGAAGATTGTATTCTAGTTCAGACCGTTGTTTTGCTAGGTTTGTTAGTTTGGATTCCATGTGGTATTTATGTTAGATTCCTAGGTGTTTCTCTGTGATTACTTTGAACTCCCAACCTCGATCTAAGCAGTATTCCTGTGCCGCTTTCCACTTAGATTGATTGACACCATAGGTCATGACTTCCTGTAGGTATTGTTTTGTGATTCGTTTTTTGGGTTTGGGTTCTCTAGTTTCTCTGTCTGGCTTGACTTCAATGATCATTGTTTTGTTTTTTGTCTTTACTATGAAGTCTGGAAAGTATCTATGGTATTTACCATCAACAGGAGATTTGTATGGAATGATAAGTTCTTCTGAACCCCAACTTATAATGTCAGGATTCTTGTCTAACCACGACATAACACGACATTCCCATGAGGACCTATAAATGATATTTTTGTGGTCGCCTATGTATTTTTGCGGGTTTGTGGGTTTGAATCTTCCTGAGTATGCCATATAAATATACTTATCTCACCAATTAATTTATGTTAAAATGCCTAGACCTCTACAAGAATTAATTCAAAATTCTGCCAATTTTAAAGGTGGCACTATTACAGCGTTTCCTGATGATTTAGGTTCAGAAACTAGAAGTCACTATATTTATTTTTCAGTAAATGAGATTCAAACGCCTTCATATGACGCAATAATAAGCAATCCGAATGTGCAACAAGTTGATGGTCTAACCAGAAATAATTCTACTCTTACAGGTGGAAATATAACTTCTTCGGGAGTTACGCCAGTAATAACTAATGTCCCAGGATTTAATCCTCTAGGTATAAGAATTAAACCGTCAACTACAATCGCAAAAGATCATATGCTGTTATATATGCCCGATACTCTTACGGCAGAATATACAAATGCATATCAGGAAGATGATTTAAGTGACTATACTCTTGTATATTATGGTAAAGCAGCTGGAGCATTGTTTGATGGAGAAGGAAGATTAGGAGGACAAGCAGTAAGACATCCTCTCAACACAGTAACTTCAAATCCTGGTGTACTAGCATTAGTGAGAAAATTTAGTTCGGATCTTCTTCCTGTTGATGCATTATTGAAAGCGCAAGGTTTAGCAATTAATCCACAAGTACAATTATTATTTAAAGCAACAGCATTAAGAACATTTCAATTTAATTTTTTACTTACCCCAAAAACTCAAAAAGAAGCAGAATCAATTAGAGAAATTATATACAAATTTAAATATTATTCAGCTCCAGAAATTGGTGGTGGAGCGATAAACAATGATCTATTCTTTAAGATGCCAGACACTTTCAACATTGAATTTCGTAACTCTACTGGAGTAAATAAACAATTACATAAAATAGATGAGTGTGTTTTAGAACGTGTTGACGTTGACTATGCTGCGTCTGGTGCGGGTTGGGCTGCTATTGGTCCAGAAGGTTATCCACTTCAAACCAGACTTACACTATCATTCAAAGAATTGAATATTATAGACAAAAAGAAAATACAAGACGGTAAATATTAATGAAATACTTTTCACAATTACCATACATTAACTATCCTCAAAAAGATGGAAGTACAGTCATTATGAAGAATGTAATGACAAGAACCTATCTCATTAATCAATTGACAAAAGAACCTCTTTTATTCTATGATTACAGTATAACGGATAGTGATTTACCAGAAGTCATAGCAGATAAGTATTATGGTGCACCAGAACAGTTTTGGTTACTTTCTCTTTCAAACCAAAATAAACTACAAGACCTTCAGTATGATTGGCCACTGACACCTCAAAACTTCATACTATATTTGAATGATAAGTATGGGTCTGTAAGTAATGCAGTCCTAGAAATTCATCACTACGAAAAAAAGATGATAAATGAGGATCCTTTGTCTGGAGAAACAACAGAATTTATTACGATCATTGATCAATATGAATATGCAAATACGCAGGTAGGAATAACCACATATATTTTACCAGACAATTCTCAAGTCAAACAAACAATTAGTAAAGCTGAAGTTAATGCATATGATTATGAATATAACTTAAACGAATCTAAAAGAGACATTGGTATAATCGATAAAGATTATGTTTCAAATATTGAAGATCAGTTTAGAAAGCTTTATAGAACATAATGACAAATATTACCAATCCGCAAGAATTTATTATTTCAAATGTTGACCTCATAACATCAAGCGGACAAATAATTAATTTAAAACCATCTATCATTGAGTTGTCGATTTATGAAGACATGTACTCTGGCGTGGTTTCTGGTCATGTATCTTTGACGGACTCACAAGGTTTCATTGAAATATTCAATATTAATGGATTTAATTTTTTAAAAATAAGTTTTTCAAGATTTGGTGATCAGAATTCATTGAATGATGCATATTTTAGAATTCATAAAATTGCAAATAATAACCCAGTAACAAGAGGTAATGAAGAATTCACAATAAATTTTGTATCAGAAGATGTTTTTCTGAATCAACAGACCAAAGTTGTTAAGTCATACAAAGAGAAAAGAATAAGTGAAATTATAAATGATATCCTAGATACTGAATTAAACTCAGGAAGAGTTCGTGACATTGATGAAACTGAAGGAGCCTATAGTTTTATTATATCAAACAAAAACCCATTAGAAGCAATACAGTGGTTATGTGGCTATGCTAAACCAGCAAAGGTACAAAGCAACAAACCTGGTGCAGATATGATTTTCTTTGACACTGTAGATGGTTACAAGTTCAAATCTCTACAATCTCTATACAGCGATTCAAGTAATCCAACCTATGCTGAATATTTCTTTAGTCCTATAAGCGTTTATTCTCCAACCGATAGAGAATATCTTGAATATGGTATAAGAAATATGCTATCATTCAATATCAAAAAGCACTTCGATTCTCTACAAGCCACACAAATAGGATTATATGCCAATAAGTTATTAACAATAGATCCTCTGTTACAAACATATCAAGTTACAGAGTTTAAGTATGACGAGTATTTTCCAAATGCCACAACATTAAATCAACATCCTTTGACAAATGGGTATGAAAATAGAAAAGGTAAAACTGCAAGTCAAATGACAAATGCTGCATTTAAAGTGATGACCACAAACGCAAAGGAAAGAGAAAATCCACTTATAAAAAATAGAGATTCTCTAGCAACAGTAGCACCAAGTATTGATATTGAGACATACTTACCCAATAGAACCGCACAGATTGGTCTATCAAGATCAGCTATCGTAGAGTTTACAATCTATGGAGATGCAAACTTGAAGGTGGGGTCTAAAGTAAAATTAAATGTTCCCTCATTATCACTTGAAGATGATACGGGAAAAAAAGCAATCAATAAATATTACTCAGGTTACTATCTAGTTTCAGCAATTAGACACATACTCAACTTCAGAGGACAATATTTGTGTGTTGTTGAAGCAGTAACAGATAGTTTATCGTATCAAAATCAATTGACTGATAATAGCAGCGGCAATATTCAAAGAGCGAGGATGTCATAATGTATGAACCACATTTTATAGGAAAAAATGGGTTTATATGGTGGATAGGAGTGATTCAAGATAGAATGGATCCACTAGGTCTTGGTAGATGCAAGGTAAGAATTTTTGGTTGGCATGGTGATGGTTCACCAGAAATGGATGCTAAAGTACCTGTTCAAGATTTACCGTGGGCACAGCCAATATACCCAATAACTTCACCTGCATCTACCACAATGCATCAACTGAGAGTTGGTGATTGGGTTATAGGTTTCTTTTTGGATGGCGAATCTGGTCAGGCGCCTGTGATGTTTGGAACTTTCTCAGCATTTAATAATGTGACAACTGGTGTTGGAAATGATACTAAAGTTCCTCCACAGTTTATATCAACATAGGAAATGAAAAATGACAGTAAACATTAATCTCAGTGGAGTTAGAGTTGGTGAGACCTATGAACTTGCAAATAATGGTCAAATTTATATCATAGAAAAAAATCCACCATCTACAGGTTTCTTTACTGATGCACAGATTGAAGGAATTCAAAAGACAGCAAACACATTCAGAGGTGTGTTTAATGGTGCGCTATCGCCCAACAATAGACCAGGTTTTCATTTCTGCGAACCTTTCAGTTCACCGTTACCAAAAAATACTCAAATGGTATTAGGTAGAAGTGGACTTAAAGTTCCAAACTTAGCATTAGGTAATCCTGTTTTACAGCTAGAAGCTTTCATAAAGAGTTCAAAATTTCAACAAATTGTGCAGACAATCAGAGCAATTGTTCAATCAGCACTTAATGCACTAGGTATCAGTGGTCCACTTGCAACATCTATAACTGAAATAGCAAGATATATAGCAGAGAAATTAAGATATATCAACAAACTGATAGAAACATATGTTGTTGGTGCTTTACTGTTGGCGCAAGTTGAAAGATACATTGCAGCATTAATTAATTTTGTTGCCAATTTACCTGCTCTAATTGGTCAAGCTTTAGCAGAATGTATTACTGCTATAAAAAATGCTATTGCTTCTGCACTCTCAGTGACGTTAGGATTAGATACAGGTGGACTATTAGGTGAAATTCAAGCACTGCAAAGAAACATAACTCTAGCAGAGCAGGCAACGCAGGCTGTGGTTGCAGGTGCTGAAGCTATTGGTCAATCTCTTGATAATTTTTCAGAGACAGTAGATTCCTCAGTAAATAATATGTTGAATGTTATAAAAAATGCTGTGAACAAACCAGCAAAACCAATTGTGAACGTGACGATATTTTAAGGAAAAATAATGGCATATAATCTTCCATTAGGTAGTGTAGGTGTAGCAACTTCTCCTAACCCCGGAACATATCCATATATACATGGGCAGCAAACAGAAGCGGGTCACATGTTTATTTTGGATGATACACCAGATAATGAACAAATCATATTGCAACATGCCAAAAGTAATACTCAAGTTTGGATAGAGCCAGATGGTTCAATGCAAACTACCATAGCAGGAAACAATTTTACAGTTGTTGTCAACAATAACAATATTGTAATTGAAGGTGTTTGTAATATTCAAGTATACGCTGATGCAAAGCTTGAAGTAAGAGGAAGCGTATTTGCACAGATAAATGAAAATTTAAATGCAATTGTAAAAGGCACAGGAACAATTGTTGCAGATGGAGACCTAGAAGTTACTTCGGGTGGCGATATAAACATCACAGCAGGCACTGGATTAGATTCCATTAATCCTATTACAGCACCAAATATTTACCTAAATACAGGTAATAGTGTTGTTGTGAATGGAGACTTGACGGTTGCGGGTGCACTCAGAGTTGGTAACAGTATTACAGCAGGAGAAAACATATCTGCGGGTTATAAATTGTTTGCCTATGGTGGCATTGAAACTTTGGGCGGATTGAACGTGGGGTTTACTTTACCTGGACCAGTATTACCTACAGGAGTTGTCATAGCACTAACGTCCGTTTCTGCACCAACATTCAATGGATTATTTGGAAACATAGGAATCATGAATACTATCTACACAAGAGATATATTTGGGTCACTATCAAAACTAAGAGTAACATATAATACTCACTTTCATCCACATCCAGAAGGAGCTACAGGACTTCCAATTGTTCCAGATGCAGGAGAAGGACCAGCAGCAACGAAACCAGGATTTACACCACCATTAATTTCAGCATGAGGATAGATTATGTCAGCAAATAGTGTCTTTGAGAGATATGAATATACGTTTGATTCGAGTAAATTTGGCGATGCAATTAACATAAGTGACGATGCAAAGAACATGCTAAATGCGAGTTCAAACAGTATCACATTTAGTTCTTGGCAAAAAACAGATTTGCAAAACGGACCAATTAGTAGGTCAACATATTATAAAAATCCTGTAAAAAACGTAACTAGCAATTTAATAAGCACTATTAACTCATTTGGTAGTACCATGATTAATGTAACCTTTACTTCATCTGGTGCACAGGATGTAGTGAATTCAATTCTTGGTGCTGATGGAAACAATATTTCATATCTGTCAAATGCAAATAATATAGTAGCGGTGACTTTGTTATTGAGTAACTTTATTTCTCATACAAACAATGTTTCGGGTGTCTCTGCAAATACTGCAACTGAATTATCCCCAACTTTTGATTCTGTTATGACATATGGTAAT